ATCTAAGAGGTTTGGCTGGACAAGAAGCCTTCCAAGCGTTTTCCAATAGTGTAATTTTGCCAGAGGTGAAAAAATTAGGTGCCAACCCAACAGATACTGACTTGAAGTTTATTGTCACTGGGTCACCAAGTTTGTCCAAAACGGTTGAAGGTAACAAACTAATGCTTGATACGCTTGCATTAAAACTAAACCGAGAAAAGGACTTGGGAAGGTTCAGCAATCAATGGCTGGCTGCAAACGCCGCTTTAGTTAAAAACGACCCGATTATTGCAGGCACAAAATTTGAGACTGATTCTGATACATATTTTCAAAGCAGTCCACTTTATGGAAACGCCGCCAACAATTTGCGGCAACGCTTTAACTCAATTGGTACAGCAGCTACACCAGGTGCAGCCAATGCCCGTAGCGCAGCAGCAGGAGCAGGCTTAATTGCGCCACCAGCCCCAGCATCATCTGCGCCAGCGTCTGTTCCTACCAAAGTTTCTCCACAGGAACAACAAGTAAGAGACAGAAATGCTCAGGCTATATTGACAAAAGAACTTATTGATGCTCAAGCAAAAGCAGCTGCTGGAAATCCAAGGGCTATACAAGATGTTGAGGCATTAAAAAGAGAAATTGCTAAACGAGGGTTTGTTGTTCCCGCTGGCCCTGCGCCAGCCCCGGCACCAGCCCCGGCACCAGCACCAGCACCAGCACCAGCACCAACATCATCTGCACCAGCGCCAATGGCGGCACCAGTGGCAGCAGTTAGACCACAGCCTGCACCACCATTTGCGCCAGCAGCAGGACTTCTATCAGGACAAATGATGGCACCAGTAAGGCCAGTGGCAGTACCAGAACCTCCAGCATTTATTCCAGCAATGCCACCAGAACGTCCAGCATTTATTCCAGCAATGCCCTCTGGACAGGGCGCAGCAGCACCGCAGCTAATACCTGACAATGTAAACTGGATGGCAAACGGGAATGTTATGTACACCAACCCTGATGGTAAAAAAGTGAATATAGGCAAGGCAAACACTCAAGCCGAAGTATTCAACTTGATTAAAAAGCATGAAGCGAAAACACAGTCAAGGGGTGGCTAATCATGGCAACACGAGCAGAGCAAATTCAACAAGCGCAATCAATGCTGAAGCCTGATGGCAGCAGAATGTTTACTGATGAAGAAATTGCACAGCACTTAAAGACTGTTGATTTAGAGCAAACATTCAGCCGCAGTGTCCTGGACCCCAACCAACCAGAGCCACCCTCGCAGTTGCTACGGCAAGCAGCGCAAGGCATATCGCTCAACACAGCAGATGAAATTGAAGCCTATCTAAGATCGTTAACAGGTCAATCCAAAGAAGATGCCTTGAGGGATATTCGACTCAAGCTGAAGAATTACCAAGCCGCCAGCCCAATTGCATCAACTGCTGCTGAGATTGGCGGGTCACTGCCGTTGGCGGTTGTCGGCGCACCAGCCGCTGGCGCAACACTACTGAGGTCTGTTGCCAAGGTTGCTGGCGTTGGTGCTGGCATGGGTGCAGGCAGTGGCTTTGGCAGGGCCGAGGGCGATGTGATGGAGAGACTTGGGCCAACGGTGGCTGGTGCAGCAACTGGCGCAGCAGTAGCCCCGTTAGCCTTTGGTGGTATGAAGATTCTCGGCGCTCTTGCTGACCCTGTTCTTGATTTTGCTGCCAGAAAGTTTGGCGACAAGTTTTCAAGGTCGGTGGAGACTGAGATCAGGCGCATTACTGAAGCAACCCAAATGACGCCAGATGAGATCGTGCAGCGCGTGGCTGCTGGTGAGCCTTTATCTGAAAATCAAGCCTTGTTGAGCGCAGTGCGATTGCTGTATGCACAGGGCGGTCAACCAGCCAGCATTTTGAGAGGGTCATTGGGAACTAGGCCAGAGGCTTTGCGTGAAGGTGCCATTGCAGACATTCAACAAACATTGACGGGTGACATCAAAGACCCCAATGTTCTGCGTGGATTTAAGGCATCTGAGGCTGAACGTGTAGCTGCAAGGAATCAACTGTACGAGCAGGCATATACGTCTGGTGGAATCATTACCCCAGAAATGCTGGCTGCTTTCCGAGAGGCGTTGAAAAGAGCGCCTGATGCTGCTGAAAATATCAACTCATTGCACTTGGCGCGAACTGGGCAAAAACCATTCTTCAAACTTGATGATGCTGGTGAGATTGAGTTTGTCAGAGCGCCAAACATCCAGGACATGGAAACCGCCAGGCGAGGCATCCAAACAACAATCAACAACAAATTCAAATCAAACCAGGGTGATGTTGGAACAGAGTTAAAGCCTTTTGAAACAGCATTGAGGCGAGAGATTGACAAGTCTTCTCAGGCGCTTAAAGATGCCAGGGCCACTGCCTCCAGCAATAAAGTGACAACAGAGTCATTTGACGCTGGAAAGAACGCCTTTGGCAAAAGTCCAGATCAAATTGAGATTGAATTTGAAGCTGTTGTGGCAAAGGGCGAGGATGCTGTGTCAGCATACCGCGCTGGTGTCATGGACCAGCTACGGTCAAAAATGACAATGGGCGGCAGGACAACAATGATGAGCAAGCTGCAAGACCCAAACCAAAAAGAAGGTGCAATTTTCAGAATCATTTATCCCCAGGACAAGGTTGATGGCATATTGAAACTGGCTGCAACTGCTGCACAGTCTCAACGTGCTGCTGCAAAAGTGATGGGTGGTTCAGATACATTTGCAATGCAGGCCGAGGCAAAGCAACAGGGCATCAACATTTCTGGTGAAGAAATTTCAGCTGCTCTCAGCGGCAATGCTTTCAGTGCTGCCAGAATTTTAGGCAAGTGGATGCAAAAGAATGAACCAAATTTGACACCAGATCAAAAGCAAGAAGTTGCCAGAATATTGATTTCTACAGACAAAGATGTGGTCAAAAAAGCATTGATGGATAACTCCAAGTGGGATGAGATACAGCGCAAAGCCAGAACAATTGGCAGCAGCATTACCCGTACTACACCGGGCCTGTTCAATGTCCCGGCACAAAATCTAAGAGAAATGTTCTCTCAATAGGAGTCTCACGATGGATTGGCTCAAACAAATCGCACCAACGATTGCCACCGCATTAGGCGGTCCCCTAGCTGGCATGGCGGTGTCTGCCATTAGCAAGGCCATTGGCGTTGACGAGGAGAAGGTAGGCGACTTGATTGCCAACAACAAGCTCACCGCCGACCAGATTGCCCAGGTCAAGCTGGCTGAGATTGAACTGCAAAAGCAAGCGCAGGAACTTGGCCTCAACTTCGAGAAGCTGGAGGTCGAGGACAGGAAATCCGCAAGGGATATGCAGTCTGCCACCAGGTCAATGATGCCGCCATTGCTGGCTGGTGCAGTGACTGTTGGATTCTTCAGCATCATGGTGATGATGTTCTTCAACAACATTGACGCAAACAACCCCGCCATCCTGATGATGCTGGGCAGTTTAGGCACAGCTTGGACCGGGATAATTGCCTATTATTTCGGCTCTAGTGCTGGCTCCCAGGCTAAGACTGATTTGCTGAGTAAAAAGTGATGGCAACCAAACCCAAATCGTCAGTCAATGCGGCTGGAAACTACACCAAGCCGACCATGCGTAAGGCTCTGTTTGAGTCAATCAAGGCCGGGACAAAGGGCGGTGACCCAGGTGAATGGTCAGCGCGTAAGGCTCAACTCTTGGCGGTTCAATATAAAGCAAAAGGCGGTGGATACAAATGAGCAAGACGAAACCACACTACTTGCCTGACGGCAAGCTGTACAAGGGCGATACCCATAAGGTTGGCACTGCACTGATGACAGGTGCAAAGCATACGCCTGCCAGCAAGCCGTTGACGCATACACCACCGCCCAAGAAGAAATGAAATCGCCGCAACAGTCATTGAAGAATTGGAGTGACCAGAAATGGCGCACCAAGTCTGGTAAGCCTTCATCTCAGACAGGTGAGCGCTATCTTCCAGAGGCTGCGATCAAGAGTCTCAGCAGTGCCGAGTACGCTGCGACAACACGCGCCAAGCGTGAAGGCACCAAGGCGGGTAAGCAGTTTGTAAAGCAGCCAAAAGCAGTGGCTAAGAAAGTGGCGGCATACAGATGAAAACTCCAGCCTGGCAGCGCAAGGAAGGGCAGAACCCGAAAGGTGGACTCAACGCTGCTGGACGGGCAAGCCTCAAGGCGGCTGGGCAGGACATCAAAGCACCAGTGAAGTCTGGTGACAACCCTCGACGCGCCAGCTTCCTCGCTCGAATGGGCGGCAATCCTGGTCCCGAGCGCAAAGACGGGAAACCCACCCGGCTGCTGCTGAGTCTCAACGCCTGGGGTGCCAGCAGTAAGGCAGACGCCAAGGCCAAGGCCAAAGCAATATCAGCGAGAACAAATGACACCTCACTTCACCCTTGCAGAGTTGACGCACACTGATCACAGGACGCTGGACAACACGCCCAATGCTGCTGAACTGGCGAACCTTCAGCGCCTGGCTGAGTTTCTTGAAGTGGTGAAAACTACGCTAGGCGGCAAGCCAATAATGATCAACTCAGCGTTTCGCAGCAAGGCCGTAAATGACGCTGTAGGCTCCAAGGACACCTCTCAGCATAGGCTAGGGTTAGCTGCTGACTTTAAGGTGCCTGGCATGACGCCTGATGCCGTAGTGAGGGCGTTGCTCAACTTGCCGTTTGATCAAATCATCCGCGAGTATGACGCCTGGACGCATATCAGCATCAGCGACAAGCCTCGGCGCCAGGCGTTAATCATCGACAAGGCCGGGACTCGGGTTTTCGTTTAGTTCCGAGGGTAAGGACAATCATCTGGCACAAACGCCAGGCAATGAACCCCAGCGTACTTTGTCCTGGTCTGGACCCAGCGATCAATGTAAACGTCAGGCATCAAGGCCAATGACCTGCTGATTTGGGATGCGCCAATGTCGAGCGCCAGAGCCAGCTCACTGGCGGTCATGCCATCAGGTGCTGCAGCCAGGGCGTCCCTGATGCGTTTATTTAGCACTGTGATCGTCATGTATTGCGCTCCTTTAGTTTGGCTTCAACTGTTTTAGCAAACTCAATCCACCATTTGCTACCATAAACATTGTTTAGGTCAAACAAATCTAAAACTTCTTCGAGTGTCAGCCCTACCCACGGGCGCTGTGCTGCAAAGTGGTCAGCAAGCTCCCGCGCCCGGTGTTTGTTGATGCCTTCTCGGACTAAGCTGGCGACAATCATGTCACGCCACGGCGTTGGCTCTTTGCTCTGATGGCTTTGGCGCAAAGCCTCTGCCTCAATTCGCTTAAATTCATCATCTTCAGTATTCATAGCATCGGACTAAGCTGGCGACAATCATGTCACGCCACGGCGTTGGCTCTTTGCTCTGATGGCGGCGCAAAGCCTCGGCCTCAATTCGCTTAAATTCATCATCTTCAGTATTCATAGCATCCCCCAAACAAAACCTGCCAACCCAGCAATGCCGACCAAAGCAAACAGCCCCAAGATGCACACCGCAATGAGGTGCATCCAGTTGGCGAGTTCGTAGTCTTCGTTGTCATCCACAGTGACCCCCTGCCGCCAAGGTGTGCCGAGGCCAGAGAAATGCGCTGCTCTCAACAGCACCCGCATCCTTCAGCTGCTCCACAGTCCACATTTTCAATGGCGTTGTCTTGGTATGCCCTGGCGTCACGTAGCAGGGCAGGGTGTAATGCGGCAACAGCTTGATGCCGTTCAAGATGTAAACCGTATGCTCTGTGAGCTCTAATTTGTCAGTCATAGCGTCACCAATGCTTTGACAACACGCTGCGACCTGCCTGACGATGCCATTCTTCGTTCTCCT